TGGGTGGTAGTGAACGGGCAGAGGATCTTTGTCGGCGCAGCTATAGAAGGCACCTCTTTCATGTCTATGTACGTGGGGTTTTACAACAGCTACTCTACCCCTACCTCGTTTCCGTACCCTATAATAGTGTCAGGGATGGAGAATGCTACCAGCACCTCTAGGTTTTCTACAGCTACACTGCAATTTTCGTTTAAATCCACGTCTAACGCTCAGATCAGAGCTATAAACGGAAGTAACCAGACCCCAGACCTATGGCCTTACTCTACATGGCATAGAGTTAATACCTACCTAAGTGGTACTCCAGTAACACCTATGTATTACACGTTACAAGATACAGGAGGGTTAGGTGGGGCAGTACCTATGTTACCTATAGTTGTAAAATATGACGGGGTACAGGGGGAGTTTGACGGGGTGTACGCTACCAGAGGCGTCTCTCAGGTTTGGCAGAATATCATTAAGGACGGTACTTACGACTATTTGGTAGGAAGAAACTATACCTTAACGGGGTTTAAAGACTATATTGCTATAAGGTTGGACTAAAATGGCTTTTGAAACAGGAACGTTCACGTCACTTTCTGACTTAGTAACTAAGATAGAGACATTTTGCACAACCTCTTGTGGGTACACCCTGACTAGTGGTGTCCTACATAGCGGTGATGTTCATGTAACTATTGCAGTGAGTGGGGCTAACTTAGAGGTTGAGGCAGGTACAGGGTCTTCTGCAGGGGTGTTAACAAACCCCAGCGAGTCCAAGTACCTTAGAGGTACTGTGCTATCTGTAGGTATTGCAACCTACTACCCAATAACCTACTTTTTTATGTACTCCGCTACCCCGGACCAGTTTACTTGTGTTATCACTTACGGGGATGGGTGGTGCCAGCATATGTCATTTGGAGAAGCGTTGAAATACGGTACTTGGGGAGGAGGAACGTTCCTAAGTACAACCGCACAAGGTACTACCACTATGGCAGGGTCCTCAGCCAGCACTTACCAACAAACGTACCCAGACCACACTACGAGGGAGTATGACAATACGACGAGTAATGCTCTTGGCCATGGGTCTTGCTCTGGAGCATTTTTCGTCTCCGCATTTCTAAATACACTTAGCGTAAACTACCCCCCTATAGCAGGGACAAGAGGAAACTCCTCCCTCTACTGCGACCTAGTTACAGACTCTGTAACAGGTAGTAATTGGTTAGGGCCCTTTGCTACAAACCATGTAGTAGATACTAGAGATGGTACGTTATCAGTATCCTCTGTATCGTCTTACCTTATAGATAATGGAATTAACTCCTGGAGTAACGAAGCTATTCTGGTTGCTGCAGACATTTATGTAAAAGAGGCCGGAGAGTCTCAACTCATAGGTACGTTCCCTCACACCAGGTACATGAGAATAGACAATTTTGAGGTAGGTCAGATTATTACCCAAGGTTCTGATAAATGGATTTGTTTCCCACACAGGAAGAGGGGGCCCCATTCTTGGGTGCACCATACTTACAGGGCCCGCACCTACGACACAGACGGCTACAGTGCCGGCTTTGGTTGGGCTGTCAGGTACGACGGCCCATAACACATGACTAACTTGGCAGGGTTCGTAGCAGACGAGTCAAGTAACTTTGCATCAGGGCCTACCTCTGGCGCAGTGTTGGGCCCACTTGATCTCCACACAGTTGCGTTTTACAACCCACCCATAGAGGAGGTGGGAACTCCTGCGTTTGCAGGAACACTAAACTCTCCTTTAGTAATACCCAAACCCCACACTACTACTCTGATTGGGCTCAGAGCAGACACCCAAGAAATAACTTACCACACGCCGGTATTCTTTACGCCGGACAGTTCCCCGGTAGGTCTAGTAGGTGAGACTCAACAGTACTCAGTTATTGTCTACAACTCAGAATTTCACAATATACAGCTTACTAGCATTACTGAGTATGATCACGCAGCAGTAGGAGGCGCAGTGGTCGGGGTTACTTTCCCCTCCCCGGACGGAATACCTAGTAATTTTCTGCCTTTAGAGGAGAAGGTTTTTACCTTAACAGTAGACGCAACAGGCCCTAAGCAGTTTGACATTACCTACACCTTTACTTTCGATAATGGGGAGGTGTATTACTACAAGGTGACAGGCAGTAGAGGAGTGAACATACTCGCCTCAACCAATGTCTACAGACCGGACTGGAGTCAGACTGTTACAGAGGTATACACCTGGAAAACTGAGATACTGGAAAGTATGGACGGCAGCGAGCAGCGCAGGAGGTTACGACAATTTCCTGCTTTTGAGCTCAGGTACAGCACTCTACTTATAGAAGACGTTAGACGCAGCATGCAGAATATTCTACATGACACTACACTGGAAGATGGCTTGCACTCTATGTGGAATAAAGTTACTTACCTTACCTCCTCGGCCTCTGCTAACGATACAGTCTTGTCGGTTAAGGACCCTGATAAAATATTTTACGTAGGTGACTCTGTACTACTGGTATCTTCCGGGGCCAACACTTTAAGTACTGAAGAGGCGCAGGTCTACGAAGTAGGCGGGGTGACAGCTTCTACATTAACAATCTCCACACCCCTCATTAACGACCACCATAAAGGTTCTGAAATATTAGCAGTGTCTTTGGCTACTACACCTGAAAAATCCAACTTGGTTAAGCTGTCTCCAGAAACTGCCAGAGCAACCTTAACCTTCAGAAGAAACTCCCTACAGGAAGGCGTAGCGGTAGACACTGCAACCACCTACCGTGGCGTTAGTGTTTTAGAGCATTTCAACTACTGGGATGGAGGGGAAAGTTTTAGTGTAGATAGGCAGACAGACACTTTGGAGTTTGCTAATAACGGAGTTGATAAGTACGATGTGAAGGGTTTTACGTTCCCTACTTATACTTTAAAGTGGAAGCTTGATGGGTACCTAAAAATTAAAGAGTTTAGGGAATGGTTGTACGCCAGGGAAGGTTCTTTTAACCACTTTTGGACCCCAACGTATAATAACGATTTTCGACTAATTGAAGACATTGGAACTGGAGACACGACTATAGTGGTGGCTCTAGCTGAATACTTCTCAACATCGTTGTTACAAGCTTCAAGAAAAGATATTCGCATTGAACTGTTAAACGGAACGGTGTTTTACAAGAGAATTACCTCTGCGTCACGCTCGTCATCGTATTCAGAAAACGCGGAGGAGTTAGTAATAGACACTGCGTTGGGGCAAGGTGTCACTGTGAAGCAGGTAAGGTCTATCTCCTTTTTGTCGTTGATGCGCTTAAACACGGACAGGGTAGAGGTAGTTTTCAAGGCTCCTTGGTACGCTGAGTGTACACTAACCACTAAAGGGGTGAACATTGACTTATAGTGCTAAAGAAACTTCAAGTGCGGATGGGCAGCCTCTCCTCCTATTCCATTTCTCCATTGGTCCTCTGAAGTATCTATATAATACTTCTGACGTACCTGTTACCTACTCAGGGAGTGTCTACGAACCTGGGAATCTTTCTAGTAGCAGTATAAGACAGGCATCAGGCGTGTATAGAGAAAACATCACTATCTCTACTACCAAAGATCTGACAGTGTTGGAGCTGTTTTTAGGTAGAAGCCTACCTACAGTAATGACTCTAACTATTCACAGTAAACACGACTCAGACGCCGAAGTTGTGCAGGTTTGGCAAGGTAGGGTAGTAGGAAGGAGGTTACAAGGGAATCAGGCCACTATCTCGGCGGAGTCTTTTAGTACTATCAAAAAAAGAACAGGAATTAGTAGGAAGTACGGTACATCATGCCCTCATTTTTTATTTGGCTCAGCTTGTTCAGCAGACATAAACACTTACTCCCATAACACTACAGTAAGCTCTGTGGACTCTAATACTGCCTTAACTTTTGCGTCAGTACACGCCTCTGCCGCAGCGGATGATAGTTACTATCCTGGTGGATACATCCGATATACGGACACTTTTTCTCTCACTCGCACCGTTATGATAACAGGCTATACGTCAGCTACTAAACAAACTACGTTTGTCCACGCGCTTACTGATGTTGAGGTTGGTACGCCTATTACATTAGTGCCTGGGTGCGATAAAGCTTTGACTACCTGCCGGGACAAGTTTGGTAATAACGTAGTGAATTTTGGCGGGTGGCCGTATTCCCCTAACGATAATGTTTTTGTGACGGGGGCTTAATGTTAGCGGAACTAGGGGTATCTGTTGGGTTTACGGTAATTTCACAGCTTTTAGCGCCAGAGCCAGACGAAGTACCACCCGAGGCTTACGAAGAAGACGAAGACATACCTACCGTAGACCAATCCAGAGCTATACCAAAGGTCTTTGGCACCGTCTTTATCAAGTCTCCCAACTTAGTTTGGTACGGGGATTCGTCCATTGTTGCTGCCACCAAAGCAATGTTGGAGGGCCAGTATGGCTCTTCTGGGGCGCTTGGTACAGGCCCTAGAGAGCCTGACTACAACTCCACTACCTTATGGCCAGACCCTCGCTATACCAGCTCAAATCAAGGTGACATCATAGCCTACAAACAGTACCTAGGCCTTCACATGATTGTGTGCTTAGCTCCTGCTGAGCTTCTTGGTATACGAATTAAAAACAGGTTTGTGTGGCGAGCAGATATGTACGCCTATAGCCCACTCTTTCTCTCCCCCACCCCACCCACGAATGCTCACAGTATCTTTTTACCTAAGTTTTTTGACGGTACTTTAGAAGGTGGAGGAATAGGGGGTTGGTTTACTACTGACAGTATTAAGTTAGGTGAGACTACGCCGGCAGGTTTGAAGAACGAATACCTTAACTCTGTCTTACCCAAAGACAATCCAAGCGACGACATACCAGACTTTAAAGGTGCATTCGGCGTTACTGCTAGGAAGATGTATGTAGGTCTTAAGCCTACTCCAGACCCTTGGGAGATGGTTGTTAGTAGTACAGATTCTGTTGACGGCTGGTTAAGCGCCTATGCTAAAATTTTCACTCCTGACTTTCTTGGCACCACAGCCCCTGCTTCACAAACAGTGCGCATAAACGGAAGTACCAACTCTGGCACTTCCTTTGGCAACGGGGTTACTATTTCAGGGTTTAGCCCAGGTACCACGCTAACCTTTGACATCGCCCCTTACGTAGACGCCAACTCCAAGTGTGCTTGGTCTATAAAACAGGATCTCAAGTGGGTCACTACTTTTGGCGTAGCGAGAGAGGATGGTAGCACGGTAAATTTTGGCTATGGTACTTCTGACAAAAACTCTAAGTCCGGCGCCAGGGCTTTATGGGACCAGCCCAGTAACACAAACAGGACTATTTCAGGCTCTACACAGTACACATTTTGGTGCCCAGACTCAGGGCCGGGGGATAACGGTGATTTTGATATGGACATCACCGTTACCCACAACGGGGACTCACAGACAGGCGTGGGGGCTAACACCTACAACGCGGTACACCTGTTAAGAGACTGCCTAATAAGTGAAGACTGGGGTCTAGGGGTAGACCCTAACACCGTAGACGACGAAGTAGGTTCTAGTTGGGAAACCGCAGCAATACAAGCACACGACGAGGGGTTTGGCTTATCCCTTGCCTGGAATAAGTCCGAGAGAGTAGAAGACTTTATGTCTCGTATCTTGAAGCTTTTGGATGCGAGTGTTTACCAAGAGCCTGGTACAGGAATGTGGGTTTGCTTCTTAAACAGGGAATCCTCCCCGGCAGAGATTGTTGCATCACCTATTTTTTCAGAAGCCAACACAATACAGGTAAAAGATTACGACACTAACGCACCTTCTGAAATTACCAATGAGATAATAGTCAACTACACAGACCAAAATACAGGAACAACCCAAAGTGCTTCAGTGTCTAACTCAGCCAGCATTGTTGCCCAAGGCAGTGTTATTACCAAAGTACTAAGCTACACGGAGATCCCCTCTAAAGAGCTGGCTCTACGAGTAGCTCAGAGGGAGGTAACAGCCAGATCCGTACCGGTTACCAAGTTGGTGATAGAAGTTAACAGGGAGGCGTATAACTTAAGAAAATCAAATATTTTTAGATTTTCAAAAGATGCTTACCAAATTTCAGAAGAGGTGTTCAAGGTTGTAACAATTGACTACGGGACGTTAGGCAACGGCACTATAACTATCACGGCTTTGGCGGACGTATTCTCCATGCCTTCAAGCTCTTTTGTTGCTACGGTCCCTTCTTTATGGTCTGGCTATGACACAGAGCCCAATACTCTCACGACTACGTTGGCTGTGGAGGCGTCACACTATGAGGTCAATTCTGCCAGCGGGTTTACGTTTAACGAGTCACAACACACGACGATATTCGGAAGGGCTTCCGTAGCAGCAAAACAGGAAGACACCGTAGGGTACGCCTACAAGACGTACACCAACATAGATGACGAAGAGTTTGACTATGTTGGAGGGGATTACGATTTCGTAGGGCATACAACCTTGACTACGCAAGCACCTCCTTCAAACTCTCCCACCACTCTCTACTACGATACCGACCTGACTATCTCTGTACTGTTGGACAGCTTTATTTATGTCACTTCACCACCTGACGGCACCGGGGTATTCACCTCTTTTGAGGTAATGAAAGTCACCGCCCAGGACTCAGGACCAAAAACTCTGACTGTTGAGCGGGGACTCTTCGACACTGTTCCTCAGACTCATGCCGTAGGCGCCCACGTTTGGTTTGTAGGTCAGAACCATAGTGTCTTAGAACAAGACGTAGATTCAGGACTTGTCACCGTCGTAAAACTTCCCTATGTAGGACCTTCTGGAGATCAAGAACCCACACAGGCCTACGATAACGAAGTGACTATGGCGCAGAGGTATCAAAGGCCTCTACCCCCCTCCGACCTACTTATCAATGCTGCAGAGTTCCCTGATACCGTAGAGGATACAATAGACCTGACGTGGAAACATCGTGATAGGACTCAGCAACTGACGTTAGAGTACACCTTACAGTCTGACGCCAGCATCGGTCCCGAGGCAGGAACTACTTACACCTACACCCTAACAGGTGCTGTTGGAGGCGTGTATGTTAATGATACCGGGCTAACCGGGGAATCTCATAGCTACTCCCCTACCGTCATGTATGACACCATGACTCTAACATTGAAGGCAGTTAGAGATGGGCTTGACAGCTTCCAAACACACACCTACACCTTTAACTACGCAAACAATACTAC